GATTGCGGCACCTAGCCGGCTACGAATGGGGTTGCACTAACGCGGAGTGCCCTCGTCGAGTCGGCGAGCGCGTTCGTCAGGATAACGGGTACACGCCGGGCGAATGGGAGCTATGCATCTACTGCGACGGTCAAGCCGTCGTCACATCCGATGCCGACTGCGCCCCTCGTGCCGTCGAGCAAGTGCGCCGCTGGGGTGGAGTGTTGGAGCACCCGGCGGGCAGCAAGCTGTGGGAGCACTGCGGGCTGCCGCTCCCGACGTCCGAGCGTGACCCCGAGGGCGCATGCCCTACACGCTGGGCCGATTCGTTTGGCGGCTACACCATCGAACTCGACCAAGTTGAGTGGGGCCACCCTGCGCGCAAGCGGACTTGGCTCTACCTCGTAGGCGTCCCGCGCTCTGCGCTCGAAGCGCCGCCGTTCCCTGGGCGTGAGCCGACGCGCCGCGTGAGCGGCCGCCGGGGGCGCCCGACCCAAGCGAAGCATCCTGCATGGGCAGAGCAGCTGCCACGATGCTCGGACACTGAGCGCCGCCGAACTCCACCTCTCTTCGCCGAGTACCTGGTTCGCCTCGCGCGACAGGCGGTGCGCCCGTGAAGGAGGCGCCAATCCTCAAGGCCATCCTGCAGGCGCTCGAGCTGCGCGGTGTCTGCGCGTGGCGCGCCAACGCGGGACTAACGGTCATCGGCAAAGGCGCCAGTCGTCGCGTTATCCGCGGCGCGCCGCCCGGCACTCCCGACGTGATCGGCATCCTCAAGGGTGGCCGGTTCTTCGGGCTGGAAGTGAAGTCCTCAACGGGTCGCCCCAACAGGGCGCAGCTCGATTGGAGGCGCCGCGCCGATGCGCTCGGCGCTCGTTACGATGTTGTTCGAGACGTCCGCTCTGCGCTCGCTGCTGTCGAGCGCTGGCAATCATTGGAGGCCACTTGAAGTCTACTCAACAGGCGCCCGCACCCACCAACAACACCGCCGAGCAGTTCGCCTGCGATGTCTGCGGGACGCCAGCGGTCATCGTTCTTGGTGAGCCTTCCAGGAACTCGACCCCATGCTTCAGGGTCTGGGACCTGTCGATGCCAGCGTACCCGCGGTGCGCGGCGCACTGCTCAACTAGCGCGGCTCGCATCGCCAAGCCGAGGGCCACTTGAGGCAACGGCGCCCCATCGACCGAGAGGAAAACGTCATCCTTTCTGAGTTCGTCGCGGCCTGCGTGCAGGAAGCCGCGAACCAGTTCCTGGTTACGCCCGCTTCAGTCCTCGGCAGGTCGCGCAGTAAAGGAGTGGCTGCGGCGCGCGCGATGGCCATGGCGCTCGTGCGCAGGCGCACGCGGCTATCGTACCCGGAGCTCGGAAGGGTCTTCGGTCGCGATCACACCACGGTGATGGTCGCGGTAAAGAAGGCCGAACGCGAGATGCCGGAGCGGCTGAATTGGACGCCACCGGTGGCTGAGCCTCGCCCCATCGTCGCGACGCGCGCGCTCGACGGCGAGACGTTGGAGCAGTGGGAGGACCGGATGGGGTGGTCGAGAGAGGCGGCTGCGGAATGAAGACATGTCACCACTGCAGCGGCGGAGGCTCCGTCGATGCCGAGTACACCGACTCCGAAGGTGAAGGCCACGTCGTCACCATCGAGTGCCCGCTCTGCGACGGGTCCGGCGAAGTGTCGACAGGCGAGCCCTCGAGCGAGGAGGTCGCCGGATGACTTGGGCAAAGCTGGACGATAAGGCGAACGAGCACCGCAAGCAGCTCGCCGCCGGCGCCGAAGCCTGCTGGCTGTGGGCATGCGGTCTCATGTACGCGAACCGTCAGCGGGCGCGCGACGGCTTCATCCCCGAGGCGGCGATCGGGATGCTCTACCCGTTCAAGACACCGAAGCGTCTCGCTGAGCGCTTGGTGGAGGTAGGCCTGTGGGAGCGCACCGAAGGTGGCTACCAGATTCACCGGTTCCATTACTGGAACCAAAACAAGGAACGCTACGAGGACAAGCTCGCGTCGGGGCGTGAGCGAGCAGCGAAGAGTTACGAGCGTCGCAAGGTGAAGAGCGATGACTCTTCGCGCGAAGAGAAAGCGAAGACACCGAGCGAAGAATCGGACCTCTTCGCGAATTCTTCTGGATCCACTCCTACTCCTACTCCTACTCCTACTCCACTCCCAAAGAACCCTACGGGTTCTTCTTTGGGAGGCGCCGTAGCGCCCCCAGCTCAACCCAAAAGGGCCCCGAAGTCCGTGCTCTGGCCCGTGGATTCCTGGGCTGGACCGACCGACGCGCACCGAGAGCTCGCGGCAAAGCTAGGCCACGACGCCAGCGAGCAGGGCGACCGGATGCGCGATTGGGCCAAGTCCAAGGCCGAAAGGAAAGCCGATTGGGACGCGGCGTTCCGGAACTGGCTCAAAAACCAGCACGCGGCGCCGCGCGACGAGCGCAGCGGCACGCAGATTCGCCTGCTGCGCCCGCAGCACCAGGAAACCCATCGAGAGCGCGTCGAGCGAATCTGCGCCGAGGAAGCGGCTCAAAAAGCCGCAGCGGAGGGCCGCCGATGACACCCGCAGAGGCTTCGATGCTGGTTTTCACGCTGTTTGCCGCGTACCCGTCTCGCGACGAGCGGCGAAAGGACACCATCGAGCTGTACGAACGCATGCTGGTCGACCTCGACTGCGCGGCAGCGAACGGCGCGGTGGCTCGCCTGATTCAGAGTTCGAAGTTCCTGCCGACCATCGCCGAAGTTCGGCAGGCTGTGCACACCGTGCAGGCCGGGCCGCGCCGCACGGGCGTCGAAGCGTGGGGCGACGTGACCAAGGCAATCCGGTACGTCGGGAGCTACCGCGTACCCACGTTCGATGACCCCATCGTGGCTCACGTGGTGGCGTCGCTCGGGTGGCTGGAGCTCTGCCGGTCAACCAACGACGTCGCCGACCGCGCCCGGTTCGTGGAGGCGTACGACGCCGTAAGCGCTCGGGAGCACTCGGAACAGGCGCTGGCTCCTTCGCTCCGGCTGCGCGCATCAGAGGGCAACGTCGCGCGACTGGCGGGCGGGACGAACAATGTCACGTCGCTGGTGGCGAAGGTTGGGAGGTCACTGTGAACAAGCACAACGACCTCGTGGTGCGCCGTCGCATGGACGCGCTGGAGCGCAACAGCTGGAACATCTCGCGCGCGGCGCGCGAACTCGGGCTCACGACGCAGGGCCTCAAAGGCTTCTTGGACGGCCGCGGCCTGCAGTTCCCGCGTAGGAAACCGGCGCGGCCCCGCTCCGTGAAGGTCCGCGGCACGGAGAGTGGCCTGGAGAAGTTCTGCGCGGGCTGCTCGCAGTGGCTGCCGCTGGAGGCGGTCTTCTTTCACCAGTGCGCCACCGGTGCGAGCGGGTACGCGAACCGTTGCAAGGCGTGCGCAGCTGACCGCAGGGCGGTCAAGAAAGCTGTGTCCGCTCAATGACGCGCAGAGAATTGCTTCGCTGGGCGAAGGCGTCGGTGGGCTCGGCAACGCTGGTGCCTCCTGATGTCTACGCCGCTGAGGCGGCTATCCAGGAGGAGGCGAAGGGCCAACCCGGGCAAAAACAGGCTCCGCCCCTGGTGCTCAACCGTGAGCAGCGCCGGGCGAACCGGCGGCGCCGGTGACCCGCCGCGACCTCCCCCTCGACGCGCGCGCCCGGCTCGCAGCTCTCCCGCCTGAGCTAGCCGAGGTCGCTGAGCGCCTCTACCCGACCGACGAGCGCGAACGCGAGGTCCGCCGGCAGCGCGCCATCAAGCAAAACGTGGCCGCCAAGGAGCGCCGAGAGCGCCGCTCCGCCCTGTGTCGCGAAGTCCTCGAAGGCAAGCACGGGCGCCAGCTTCGCACCTTCGCGACGAGCGTCGAAAACCAACACGCTGGGCTCAGCGACGAGGCTGTTGAAACGATCATGCGTGCTCTGAACGAGCACCGGAAAGGCAGACCATGAATCCCGGCAAAGCTCGCTCCGTCATCGGCCGAATGATGGCCTACCGCGAGGCCCGCCTCGAGCGCGAGCCCGACAACCAGTTCGTCCGCGACGAGTGGAACCTGCTCGCTCACGTGCTCGGTATGGTCAACGCCGCCAACCCACCCGACGAGCGCGCAGCCGCAAAACTCTCGCGAGAGGCGAGCAACATCCGACTCACCGAGCACCGCCGAATCCGCGAGAAGGACACCCGTTGCACCTGCGAGCGATGTCCGGTGCACAGCAAGAAAGAGGCTGCCGAATGAGCGCCCAGAAGGCGAAGCCGCGCCGACTCCGCGTGTACTGGGACAAGCGCGAGAAGGACCTCACCTTCTACCACCCGACCCAGCGAGCGGACGGCCACCTGCTTCACTACGTGTTCAACTGTGTTGCTCTCTCGAGCGGACTGAGCTTCGTTCAGGAGCTGAAGCAGCGCGGCTTCGACGTCACGACGCTCAAGTTCTCCGTGGACCTCATCGAGAAAGAGGCTGCCGAATGAAGTTCGCATGGGCATGCAGGCAGCTGCTTGCTGGGAAGAGCGTCCGACGCGCAGCCTGGGGCAATGGCTTCAGACTGGTATTCAACAACAACGAAGTCCTCGTGCTTGAGGCATCCGGGGACCGCCACGCCAAGGTGATTCACTTAGCCGACCTGAAGGCTATTGACTGGGAGGCTGCCTAATGACTCCGCGCCACATCGCCCGCACCGCCATCAACGGCGCGGCCATAGCCCTCTGGTGCGTCGCGGCAGCTGTCGCCCTCGTGCTGTTCGGGTGCGGCGGCAAGCTCGAAGCGCTCAGCGACCCCGCTTCCTGCGAGCAGCGCGGTCTCGCAATCGTCGGCGGAACCTACATCCCCACTCCAGACCTCTGCGTCGAGGTCGTCTACCAAGCGTGTGGCGATATCCCTCCCGACTGCCACTCTGTTACTGGCACACTGTCAGCTGACCTGTGGTGGCTTGGACGAGGCACCGTTACCAGCCGCGAGCTGCCGTGCAAGGAGGCTTGCCCGTGAGCGCGTTCAAGCCCGGAAGCCACATCCTCGCGGAGCGCATGCGCTGGTGGGCGAGGCACATGCGGCACGACAAGAACCCTCAGGCTGGCGACGGCTTCGACGAGGCAGCCAAGCGCCTGGATGAACTCGACCGCGAAGTTCAGAGGCTCACCGACTTAGTCGTGGAACTTCAGCGCCCGAGTACGGAAGGAGAACCGAGATGACCGACCAGAAAGGATTCCGACCTGGGAGATCGTTAAGAGGGAGGTCGGCCACTTCTGTCAAGGGTGCAAAGCTTGGGCCAGGGGGGCCGACTAAACACAAAGGTCCCGGACGCAGTGCTACTTCACCTGCTGCTCTCGATGCTGCCGAGCGACACGCGCGCTGGATGCAGTCACGCATCGCAGGCAAGTCCTACCGCGCCATCGCTGCTGAGGAGGGCGTCACTCCAGCGGCTGTGCATGAGGCAGTCACTCGCAGACTGCGAGAGACGCTGACCGAGCCGGCGACGGAGCTGCGTGAGCTGGAGGTCGCACGAACGGAGGAGCTCTACGCGGCGACGCAAGAGAAGGTCGCGAAGGGAGACTCGTTCGCCATCCAGACCGCGGTGCGCGTGCTCGAGTCGAAGCGGAAGCTGCTCGGCATCGACGCGCCCACCAAGACCATGGACGTGACGCCGCCGAAGGAAGAGCTGTGGGCTCGCATCAAGGCGTGGCTCAAGTCGCCAACTCCGGAGCTCGAGCAGGTGCTGAGTGAGACCGGTTGGAAGCGTGGATAAAACGACCGAGCAGCTCTAACGAGGTTCTTAGTGTCGTGAGACCTTCGCTCTCACCATGAGCAAGGCGAAGACGCTGACGGCGGGGCACGAGACAGACGGCAGACTTCCACTCCCACCGAAGGACGACGGGATTCGGCTGTGGAAGTTCACCGTGCCTAACCCGGTGTGGGAGGCCGCGCAGGCCACCTCGTTCGCGGTGGGCTCCGTCATCGGCGGTGGGCAGCTCGACGGCGAGATTACCGACGTCGTCGCCTACCCCGAGGGCGTGCTGGTGCGCATCCGCCCGGCGGGGCAACCCGAGTCCTCAGAGGAGCGACGCTCGCTGCTCTTCACCGGGGCTGGCTACGGCATCGTAGAGGCGCCTTGATCCGGATGACTTCGGACAACGTGCTCATCCGGTTCCTTCCGGAGGCGAGCACGACGGCTGGCGGCCTGGTCATTCCGCAGCAGGCCCACGGGCGCCGAGCCGTGGACACCCGCAAGGCTGAGGTGAAGGCCGTGGGCCCAGGCCACTACCGCAACGGCAAGCGACGACTTGCGGACACCGAGCACACCGTGGCTACCAGCACGTTTGTGCCAACCGAGCTCAAGGTCGGCAACGTGGTCCTGGTCCACGCTCGCGCCGGCCAGAACTACGAGCTCGACATCAACGTGCCGCGCCACAACAAGCCCATGGACTTCGCGGAGCTCGGGGACGAACGCGGGGAGTTCCGGATCATCCGCGAGGATGAGGTGCTCGGTGTGCTCGAGGAAGAGGCGGCTGCCGAGTGAAGGTTCACCTCTACGGCACTTCCCTGCTGGTCTGGTCGAGCTACTGGCTCGGTCGCGCGCTGCGTGGTGACCTGGTACGATGAACTGCGGGCCTGTTGCTCAATTGGTAGAGCAAGGAGCTAGTTCTCGTCAGAGAGCGAAACCCCCCAGTCGTCGGTTCGAATCCGACCAGGCCCACCAGCGATGAGCGCGGCCATCGACACCGTGTCTGCGTTGGAGGCCTTCGCGTCTCTCGCGCAGACGTCGGGTCGAGCGTACCTGCGCGGGCTGCATCCCGGCGGGCAGCGTGAGTTCGTCCGGGCGCGTCACCAGCGCCGAGCCGCAGTCACGAGCCGCCGCGCTGGCAAGTCGCACGGCATCGGCTGCTGGCTGCTCGAAGGCGCGGAGGAGCGACCGGGCGGCAGCTCCTGCTTCATCGCGCTCACTCGCAACTCGGCGCGTCAGATCATGTGGAAGGCGCTGCAGCAGCTCAACCGCCGCCATGAGCTGAAGCTGCAGTTCAAGACGGAGGACGGCCAGCTCTACGTCGTCCACCCGAACGAGCATACCATCTGGATCAGCGGCTGCCCGGACCGCAGCGAGATCGAGAAGTACCGCGGGCAGGCCTTCGACCGCGTCGCCGTGGACGAGGCCCAAGCCTTCGCCGGCTACCTCGACGAGCTGGTGGAAGACGTGCTCGACCCCACCCTGCTCGACCGGCAAGGGCAGATTGCGCTGACCGGCACTCCAGGCCCTGTGTGCGCTGGCTACTTCCACTGCGTCACGACCGGCGGCGGTGAGTACGCGCCCTGGCCTACCTACAACTGGACTGTTCTCCACAACTCCAGCATCCCCCACGCTGGGACATGGCTCGAGGCCAAGCGCCTTGCCAACCGCTGGGAGCTCGACAACCCGACCTACCGGCGAGAGTGGCTCGGCGAGTGGGTGAACGACTCGGGCGCGCTCGTGTACCCGTTCTCCCGCGCGCTCAACCAGTGGGACGGCGTGCTGCCGGAGGGCGAGTACTCCTACTCGCTGGGCGTCGACATCGGCTTTCACCCGGACCCGTGCGCGTTCGTGGTGCTGGCCTGCCGGCGTGGGCTCGGCGAGCTCTACGTGCTGGAGGCCGAGAAACAGACCGGGCTCATCCCCACGGCTGTTGCGGCGCGTGTCGAGGGCTACAAGCTTCGCTACCCAGGCATCCGCGTGGTGGTCGACGAGGGCGCGCTCGGCAAGGGCTACGGCGCCCAGATGCGCGCTCAGGGCGTTGGCTGCGAGGCTGCCGACAAGAGCCAGAAGCGCGCGGCGCAAGAGTGGACCCGCGGCGAGATTCTCTCCAGCGCGCTCAAGGTCGACTACTCACGCGCTCGCGTGCTGGTCGAGGAGTGCGCGGTGCTGGCCTGGGACGAGGGCGGCGCCAAGGAGGACGAGCGGTTCCAGAACCACTGCGGTGACGCGATGCTCTACGGAGCCCGTGCGCTGTGGC